CTGACTGCTATTCTATGTGGTGAAGCAGAGAAGCTACCACCTACAGACAAATAGTTACCGTCAAAATTTAAAAGAGATTCACCATTTAAAGTATTAGCAGTACCAGAGCCAGTAATAACTCTGTTATCTGCGTTGTTGTTTATTGTTGTCTGTACTCCACTAGCAAGCTTCCCTGCGGTCACAGCGTTGTTTGCTATGGCATTAGTATCGACTGCGTTATCTGCCAGTTCACTAGCTTCTATCTGGTTTGCTGGTATTTTTGTTTTTGTGATTGCGTCATTCTTGACACCATCTGTTGATACTTGTGTTAATCCCATTTAGCTTAACCTCCTAGTGCAGCGACTTTGGTTTCTAATACTTCTATCTTAGCAATAGCTTCCTGTAAGGCAGCAGTAAGTAAAGGTACAAGTTTACTTTGATCTATTCCTTGATAAATTGGATCGTTTAAAGTTTCTTCTTTATAATCTCCTGCATCTATCATTGCTTGAGTTACAACTTCATCTTTAGTTCCTGATACAGCTTCTGAAACTGCTGTGACTTCATGTGCTAAAAATCCATCAACTGTTGTATCTTTCTCAGCTTTAAAATTAAATCTTGAAGGTTTAAGTGTTTTTAATCTTGTTATTCCATCAGATATAGCAGTTACATTTTCTTTTAATCTATAGTCTGAACTTGTGTTAAATGAAGTTGTGGTGTTATTAGATGAGATACTTCCAACAATATTTGAACTACCTCTTCTAAATTCTATAAAAGTACCAACATTAGTACTTCTATTTAATTTTATCTGCACACCAGTTCCACTTTTTACTAAGTTGAAAACTTGACCACTAGCTGTAATATGTGAACCAGCAGTATCAAAGTCATTGGAAGTTTTACCAATTAAAATATCACCAGACGAATCTATACGCATACGTTCATTTTGTCTGTCTTTAATTAAAAAAGTGCTACTACCAGCACCGTAAACAAGAGCAGCATGGGATTCTAATTTAATAACTGATCTGGCATTAGCATGGCTGCTTGTGTTGCTAATTAATAATTGTGCATCACCATTTAAATAGTCAGTACTTGCATGGTCATTACTATTTTCTACATGAAGCCTTGTGTCTGGATTTGTTACACCTAAACCTACGTTTCCAGACGGATCTATACGCATACGTTCTGTAGAAGCTGCTCCGTCATTATTACCAGTAAAAAATTCTATATTTCCAGAAGAACCTCTTACTTCCATGTCATTACCTCTTAATAACATGAATCCTTTATAGCTAGTCCCATCATCTTGTTCTATTTGTATTGCTGCTCCTCCTGTAGTCGCTGACTTCAAATGTAATAACGCATCAGGTGAAGATTCTCCAATACCAACCCGATTGTTAGAAGAGTCAACGTGGAAAGTACCACTATCAATGGTCAGATCACCATTTCCAGTGATAGCTCCTGTTACGTCAAGACCGCCATTAGCATCAAGATTTCCTGATATGTCTATTGTTCCATCAGTTTGTATGACTAATCTAGATGCACTATTTGTTGAGTCAACAATTTTAAATTGACCACTGTCTGCTTGAAGGTAGTAATCAGGGTTTTCGTTAGAATCAGTAAATGTAAGTCTAGGATCTGCATTAGAAATAGTTATATCACCAGAACTTAAAGTTCCAGTTGTAACTATATTTTGAGATCCAAAATCAGGAGAAATCTTTGTTCCAGCTATCGCTGCACTTGCGTTTACCTTTGCGTTTGTGATCGCTGAGTCTGCTAATTTAGCTTCTATTACTGATCCGTTTTGTAAGATCGCACTTGTTACTGTGTTGTTACTTGGAGTTCCAATATTTACTGTAGAACCCATTACTATTATGAATACATCTGATCCACTAGCAGGGGCAGAAGATAGTTTTACGGTATTGCCAGATAAAGCAAAACCTTCTGACGGTGTAGATGTTCCACTATTAGGTTTCTGTACAACACCATTAATACTAAGAATTATTTGTTGAGCATTTGCTGGTGCATTACTAACAGTAAAATCTGTTCTACTTCCGTCAAACGACTCACTAAATGTAGAGATAAAGAAGTTACCAATACTCTGTGCTTCTTCCCACGCACTATTGGTTGAGTTATAAACTAATAACTTCTGAGTAGAAGTATTAAAGAATAGATCACCAGCATCAAGATCACTTGTAGGGTTAGAAGAGCCAACTCTATACCTAGCTGCAAAGTCATTTATATCATTACTAAGTTGCTCTACATCTGCTTCTTTTGCTAATAGCTTATGGTAAGTATAAGTTTGACTAGAGCCTGTAGAACTGACCATAAGACCAAGACCAGCAGCCATTGTCTTATTTTGTAAGCTAGAAGGAAAACCATTAATAGTTACGTTATCCGATCCGTTTCCTGTTGTTCTTGCGTTAGTAGCAACACCACTTCCATTAGTTATAAGACCTTCTATATCTGAAATACTGATAACAACACCTGATGAAGGTTGTGAAGTAGGAAAACTATCTTCATTAGCTATAACTTCTAGTCCACCAATAGGTGCTATCTGTGCAGCTACAAAATCTACAACTGCACCAGAAGTAGGAAACTTTGTATCATCATCAGTTATAGTAGTCTGCTTTGCCATACCATCTATCTGGTTTAGATCGGCAATATCAGCAGTCAAAGCTGTACTGTCAGCCAACTTAGAAGCTGTCCCTGACTGCATACCAGCTAGTGTTGTTAGTTCTGCATCAGCGATTTTAGCAGTTGTTACAGCATTAGTATCTAACTCAGTTGTGCCTACTGCACCTGCACCAATTTTTGCATTTGTGACTGAATCTGCAGCTAATTTTGCAGTAGTAACTGCTCCTGTGTCTAACTCGGTAGTTCCAACAGCACCAGCACCCATCTTTGCATTGGTAACTGCGTCATTAGCCAATTTAGCTGTTGTGATTGCACCAGTATCTAGTTCTGTTGTTCCAACAGCACCAGCACCTATCTTTGCATTTGTGACTGAATCATCAGCAATCTTAGCTGTAGTGACTTGTGAGTTACCTATATGTGCAGTATCTATAGACCCATCAACATAGTGTTCAGAGTCAATAGAATCATCAGCTATTTTTGCATTTGTAACGCAGTCAGCAGATAGATGTGAAGTATCTACACTACCATCTACCAGTTCACTACTATCAACTGAGTTAGCTGCAAGGTGACTAGCATCAAGAGGACTACCAGCTATAAGACTTTTGATTTCTGATATAGTTTGATCTTGAGTAGCATTGGCTTCAATATTATTTAATTTAGAATGGTCTGCGTCTGTAAAGACATTACTATCAGTTGCAGCTTCTACTGCTGTTCTTATCTCTGCATTTGTTTGATCTGCGGTTGCTCCTTCCTCTATTCCTGATAATTTATCTGTAATTTCTTGTTGAGCAAATAATACCTGGTCACTATTTGTATCTAGATCTGTTTCTGTTAAAACACTACCATCTGTAAAATCTACTTTCTTTGTACTTATATTTGTATCTCGTTGAAACTTAACAGCAGCACCATTAGCAGGGGTGTTACCAGAAGTAAAGGTGATTGTAGATCCGCTAATTGTATAGTGAGTATCTAATGTTTTTAATACACCTGCTACTGTTACATCTATTTCTGCATTGGCTAAGAACGTAAAAGATATTGCAAAGTTAGTGGTACTACCGTTTCCTGTATGGTTTGTAGCTGTAGCGGTGGTGTTAGTAGCCATTAGACAGTCCTAAGTAAATCTTCTAATCCGCTAACATTTTGTACACTAGCGTTTGTTGATTGCTCGTTCATAATACGTAATCGTTCACGATTATTACCAGCTTCAACCCTATCATAAAAGTCATTTGATAAAAGTCCACGCTTTCTATCTATTAATACATTAACTGCCTGTTCTTTGTAGGCTCTATAAAGTTGATTTATCATATTATTCATATATCTTCTTTGTTGATTTTGAAATTCTACATATGACTCATTATCAGGAAATCTATCATCTTGTGGTGTATTAAAGTTTTTCATAAATCTTTTAAATTCTTCTGTCTGCTGTAACTTATATAATGCCTGGTTAAATTGTAAATTATTTCCAAATGGTGAATCTATTTTAATACTAGAGGTAAGGTTCTCTAATGTATGTAATTCGTTATTTTTTAAATTTACATTACTTACAACCATACTACTATTCTCACTAAGAATATCTGATACAGGTACTAAATTAAGATCATATTTTTTTAATAGTACTTCGTTAGGATCTGTACTGCTTTCGCTATATCTAATACCGCCAACAAAAGGTATCGTTCCAAAGTTTTTATATGGCTTGCCTGATAATGGATTTAATCTAGGTGCTAAATCATTATTAATTGTGTGCATAACCATAGTGCCTAAAACATCCAATGAGTTCATTAAAAATGGTTTGCGTTTTGTTTTTAGACTTCCTAAATCATTACCTTCAAACATACCCATCATAAAATCTTCTTCATAATTACCAGCATCTACTTTACTTATTTCTTGTGGGTCTAATTCACCTTTTTCTATACCCATACCTTTACCTATAAATTTACCATCCTCATATACCTGACCTAATGTAGATGTCCAATCTTCACCTCTAGCTCTACGTAAACTCTTTCTAAGACCTATAGGATATGCACCTATAGCAGCAATATAATTCGCAGGTTGTCGTAACCAGGACTCTAACCTAGTTGGATTATTCATTAATTCAAATAGATTACCTACACTTTGTATAAAGTATTTATTACTTAAGTTATTTCCTACTAATACACGTAATGTAGCTGCTAGGTTTCTATCATCTTCTTCTCCTTGAAATTTACTTACATTTGCAAAGTCAGAAGCAAGCATAAGCAATGATGCTATAGGTTCTAATCTAGAAATAAAATCTATATATGTATATTGTGGTGAACCATCTTCATTTCTTACGACTTCACCAAACATACCATTCGTTTTCTTTAAAAATCTAAAGCTATATGGTAATTCTCTAAATCCAAATTGTGTCTGTCTACGCTTCTCAGTATTAAATGTAGTACCACCTCCAACTAAAGCTATAGGTGCTTCTGGATTATCTGCTGCTACTGCTAACGTTACAAATGATCCTATTAACAAACCACCTGTAATACTTTCTCCGTTAGCTCTCATTCTTGTAGCCATGTCTGGACTAAATAATCTGTCATTATGTTCAGCTAATATTCTTCCTAAACTAGCGTTCATTTTTGGTTGACCTGGTATAGATACACCTGTTCTTCTAATAACACTTTTACCTATATTTACTGGTGTAGTAACAAAAGGTGCTATAGGTTTCATTACTGGATGCTTCATTATTGTTGCAACATCATTTGTAAACTTACCTCCACCAAGACCTGTAATACCACTACCACCTATTTGTGATGTAAATGTCTTGTCCTGTGCAAAATCTATACCTCTTAAATATGCTTCTAAAATATCTTTGTTCTTTTTATCTGCACTAAACTTATGTTTTTCTACAATATCAAATACTCTACTTGTTTTTTCTTGTATGTATTTCTTCATAGCATCACCTTTTAACCCCTGCCTATAGGCTTGCTCATAAAATTCTCCTGTTACATGACTTCTAAATGCAACGTTTTTTATAAGTTCGTCACCTGCTATAAGAAATCTAGAAGGTAATCTTGCAACTGAACCAAGTAAATTAATACTTGCAATAAATGGATTACTCATTTCGTTTTCAAACTGCATAGCATATCTACCTCTACCTCTCATTCCATCTTGTACACCAAGCATATGATGTGGATCTATAATACTTTCTCCACCTCTAAGAGCCTTACCTGCCAATATAAAACTTTGTTCTAAGGTAGAAAACATTGCTGTAAACTCTTTTATAGCTCTACCTTTTAATGCGGCATCACCTATACCACTACCTAAAAATAAATCTACAGGTGCAAGAGCAACGTTAAATAAAGAACCTATAGTATTTACTATCTGTGTTTCTGGTGCAGATAAAATACTATTAATAAACAATTCGTTAGCAATACTGCCAGTTTTAAATAGTGCCTGTGTTAGAGGTGCTTTTGCTATAAATCGACCAGCTTGTTTAGGATCATCTGCAAGTATCATCATTCTTCTTGCATATGTCAATATGCCTTCAACATCACCATTGTTTTGCATATCACTAATAGCTTTTGCTATTTCTTCTGGCTTTGGTAATAACTCCTCTTCTTCTATTCTTTTTAAAGTACCTGCTACTTGATTTTTTATATTTCCTTTAGATAAAGTATTTTTTTTCCTTCTACCTAATTTTGTAGATATAGCACCTTCTGATGGTTCTTTTCCTACTAATTTTATTGCATCTAAAGTACCTGCAACTTCACTTACAACTTTCTTGGTAGGTGTATTAAATTTAATCCAACGATAAGTATCTAAAGCAACCTCGTCTATTATTTCTTGTGGTATTTGTGATCCTGTAAGTGCATATTTCTCTAACTCAGGTATATTAATTTTCATATTACCTAGAATTTCTTTTTGTAAATTTAAGGCTCTTAATAATTTAACTCTTAACCTTTTTGTTGGGTTGCCTGTATTCATAGCACCAGCAGCAGCCACTATATCTTTATATACATGCTCTGGTAGTTCGCCATGTGCATACCCTATAGTTTCTGCATGCGTCATCCTAAAAGGTGCTTTAGGATCTAGATCTAATAAATTATCTGCAATCCTTTCAGCTATTGTTATTTCTTGACCGTCACCGTACAACCTACGGTTAAATCTAGCTTTTATTCTTGGCCTTTTAAATCCTTTATCTCCTGGCATTTTTGCATTAAGAGTTGCTTCTAACTCTGTTGGCATTTTCTCTAAGTTACGAAACTCTAAAGGATAGTTACTAAGTCTTTGTTTAAACATTCTTCTCTTATACATATTAAATATATTTTTTGTTTGCTCTAATCCAAGTACAGACCTAATACTTGCCAATGTGTCTCTAAACATTTCTGAAACTATTTGTGTTATGTATTTAAATGTTCCTCTTGGTGCTAATGTTTCTAACTCAAGTGCGTAATCTTCAAACATTTTTGTCATATTAACTGCAAAAAACTCATCAATATTTAAAAACTGATAACTATCACCTACAAATTTAAATTCTTTATCGTAGTACCTTGACGCTAATCTATTGAAATTAGTTTCATTAACCTTTATAGGTCTTGTCATTCTTGTAGGATCAGAAAATGCTTCTAAATTTTTTATAACTTGCATTTCTTGAATACTTGTTTTTGCTAAAAATGCTCGTTTACCAGATTCATGTGTCTGTAAAAACTTATTTCTAGATCTAGCAAACTCTCCTGTAAGTTTTCTTAATTCCTTTTTAGGTAAGTTTCTACTAAGACTATGCCATAGCTCATGTATAAGTACTTCACTCATACGACCTTCTTTTATAGTTGTATTTCTAAGTTTTATAAGTGATTTATTAAAATTATAATTACCTAAAGTTGCTCTACTTAAAGTCGCATCTTGTTCTAAAACAATATCGTCAAAGGCTTCTCTACCTATAAAATTAAGAAAATCTCTGATTTCATCTACTTCTTCTAAACCTATAACTCTGTCTCTAGCTAAATTATTAAGATACCTTTCTGTACGTTCTATACCTCTATAGCTACGTAATCCTTCTATACGTTCTGATACTCTTGTAAATGATTGTTCTTTACTTTGTCTAAAAGTTAGTAAAGGTTGTTGTCTTAAAAGATCGTCTAAACGTTGATTGTTTAATGTACCTTCGCTAAGTTCTTGAAATATCTTTTGTGTAAAATATTCCATCGAATCAGCATCAGGTTCAAAATCTAATGCACCTTCTGTATATACAAGATCACCTCTTATAATTAAATCTTCTACCCTTTTTGCAACTCTATCTAATTCTGTAATTTCATCTGCCATTTCTTTTGGAATAAAGCCAGCAGTTTCAGTAACATTTGCGTTATTAAGAATATCTATTTGCTTTCTAAAAAAAGGTAGTCGATTTGGATTTGCTTTGATATCTTTTAAAAGTTGTAAACTTCTACTTCTTATTTGCTCTCGACTTAAAATAGTAGGTGGCATAAATTCATCCATAGTTCTTCTTATAACCTGACTACCTTGATCTGCTAAAAATAAAGCACCGTTACCTGTTGCTCTAGCTCCATAACCAATAGGTTCTAATATAAGTTTTTGTGCAACCTTAGATCCTCCGTAACCTAAAACTTCTCCAAACACACCACCTGCTAAAAACTGTCTTAATTTTGCTATACCTAAATCTTCTGTTCTTGTGTCATCAGCAGCTAAAACTTCAAAAAAAGGTTTTGCAAAATCTAAATATGGTGTATCTATATCTATAAGAAAATTAAAGAAGTTTTCGTCATAAGCGTCTATAGCCACAGTCTCTGCAACACTACCTGCGACAAAGGATCTGAAGGCAGGGTTAGCAAGTCCTAGTCCATTTACACCCTTTAACATTTTCCAACCGCTAAGAACCTTACCTGTCTTACTTAGACCTGCGTATGGAAGTAAAAACCCTGCTAGAAATTTTGTAGTCTGATAAGCAAAATCATCTTTGTCATCCTCTAATTCTAAACCTAATTCTTGTAAAGAATATAAATTATCTGGTGTTCTGTCTCCACCTATATATCGACCTATTTTATATAACTCATTTGGTATGTTTGCTACACCTGCTATTGATGCTCTTGCATATTTATTTTCTCCTAATGTTGTAAATTTTCTATCTGTAGCTGCATGATCTATAGTTCCATCTTCTTTTCTTACAGCAAATTTATTTCTTTCCTCTTGTGTTAATTCAAATCGTAAATTACTAGGAAATGTTTTTTCTAATATAGATAAAGGTCGTATGTTTTGTTCAAATTCTGCAAATAAATCTTTTTGATTAAATTCACCTCTTTCAACATCTGACTCATTATTTCTTACAACAGACCTACCTATTTGTGGGTTTGAATAATTGTTGTTTTTGTAATCTAAAAATGCGTCTTTATCAAAACCTTCTTCTGTATCGTTTTCATATCCTATAGTTCTACCTCTTCTGTTTTTTATAGCTTTACCTTTAGGGTCTGTACCTTCTGTCTGTAAACTATTTAGTTCTATATTTTGTTTGTTATCTTCAACTAACTCTTCAATAGGGGGTATATTAGATTCTGTTGAATCTGTTTCGTCTATATTAGGGTTAAAGTTTGGGTTTGAGTTTGTCATTAGCCAGGTGGTGTGCGATCAGATAAGAATTTTTTATATTCACCAAATTCATATGTTGTCCATGCTTTTAATCCTTTTTCTCCTCCTCCACGTTCATCATATACCGCTTTAGCTGCCATAACATTGACGATAGGATCATACAATTCATCTATAGAACTAATACCAAATAATTTTAACCTTTGCTCTTTATATCTATCTTCCATATTAATTTGCAATAATCCTATAGAAAACTCATTTTCTTTATTAGGGTCTGTTCCAGACTTTACTGTATCTGTAGTAGCGTCACCTCTAGATTCTGCCATTGCTACTGCTGCTAATATTCTTGCTTCTCTAGGACTAAATCCTACTTCTAACAACATTTCTTGTATTGTATTTTGTGGAATTTCTTTAATATCAACGCCTTTTAAAATACTTGTAAGTTTTTGTTTTACGTTATTTTTTTCTCTAGGACTCATAGCAATAAGATCACCTTCTTTTGCACCTAATCCGCTTGCATCACTACGTATTTGTGATCTATTTTGTATGTCATTTATAGTAAAACCAGGTGCAACTTCTACTTTGCTAGATATGTCTGATTGTACATTGTTAGTTTGTAGAGGTGTTGCAAGCTGGTACATTTCACCTGACATTACATTTTCATAGAATGTTTTACCATCTTTTTCTACTGGTTTTATAAGTTTTTGTTGTTGTAATCTTTCAAATACTGACTGCGAAATATTCTTTATATAACCATCCTCATCTACAGGATCTTGTTCAAATACGTTTTTGTTATTTTCTATAAGTGGTTTATTACCTGTAGTTGTTTTTATGTCTACAGGTTCACTTGACGCATATGTATTTCCATCATCATCTACATAACTACCTGCATTAAAGGTGACTGAACCATTTTCTATTAATGTTTCTAATACCTTACGTGACACCTTAACAGAATTATTTGTATCTACTGGTTCTACTTCTTGATTAAGGTTTTCTTCTTCTACATTCAGACCTTTATTCACAACTTCATTTATTTCACTATTGTCGTTTTGTATTTCAGTAGTTTGGTTATCGTCAAACGTACCATCTACGTTATCATTTGATCTTGTTTGGTTATCAAATACTGCTCTGCCTTCTTTTTTACTTGCTTCTGGATTAAATGTAAGACCTTTTTGTCCTGCAATATTAGCTGTATTTTGATCTCTTATAGTGTTAGATCCTACTCCTGTAAACTGTGGGATTCTTGTTTTTATATCTTCTTCTCCTGGTGAAATAACGCTTTCTATACCTTGCTTATCTGTTGCAGCAAAAGATGTATTTGGAATAGGAATTTTTGTAACGTCATACATATATACAAATCCAGGTATTTTGTCCGCTTCTGCAAAGCTAAGATTACCTGTTGCTACTTGTGCTGAAATTATAATGTTTTGTTTAAAAGTATCAAAATCAACAGCATCATGTCCATAAAAATATGCTCCGTCATCATCTTTTTTTACTTGCAAACGACTGTAATAATATTGCCTTAATAATTTATCTGTCTGTATTGTAAATTGATTAATCTTTTTTTGTTCAAAATTAGAACCGTATTGACCTAAACCTAAAATACCAAAATAAGGATTTGTAATTTTATATATATCTGTTCTTGTATCTTCTATACGGTCTGCAATAGTCTTATGCTTTGCTATATCTTCTCTTACTTTGTCTATCATTCCGTATGCTTTATCATCTAATGTAGGATGATTTGCTTGTATCTCACCTAATAATTGGTATAAAACACCTGTATCTTGTGAACCAAAGCCATAACTCATGTATTGTTTTAATTTTTCTAGATCTGTTTTAAGTTCGATATTATCTGCATAACCTCTTTCGTTTACCTTATCAATAATAGTTCTATATTTTGTTTGTAATTTTGCAAATTCATTTTGTACTTCTTCTCTTGATCTTGTAGTAATAACAGTTTTTCCGTTTACCTCTTCTGTGTTATACCATATGTTTTCCATGTCTTTATTAAATTCAACATTAGCAAACGTATTACCTAACTTCTGCCTACCTTCTATTCTTTTCCTAGCAGAATCATCAAAATTATATTGAAATTTTGCATACTCTTCTTTAAACTCTGGATGATTTACTAACGTACCACCATCATTACCATACCTTATAAGACTTGCCATTTTTACAGGAAAGTCTCTAGCTACTTGTTGGTCTGCTGGATTACCACTACTTGCTAATATTTTTGCATTATTGATAATAGATTTAGATATAACGTCAAAAGTTGTTTTTGCATTAGTACCTGTAAGACCTAAATTCCTAAGTCCTGTTGCATAATCTTCTACTATTTGTAATGACTCTGCATATGCTTTACGGTTAGGATCTACATCACCAACAAAAGTTCCATCTTCTATTTGTTCTAACTCTAAATCTGTATAAGGTTGTATATCTCTATATTTAGAATACGTAGCTGCAAATGCTGTAACTACTTGAGTTGACTGTGTTTGTATTCGTGTAATTTTATATTTTCTGTTTTCTTTTATGTGATGATTTGCATTATTAAAAACATGTTCTTGCATCTTTGGATAAAAATGCTTGTTAAGGAAAGCTGGTCTGACATCATCTAACTTATCTGTATGTTTTTTTACTATGCCATCCCTCCAAGCTTGAACTACAGGATCATTAGGTGCAAAAGAGTTTATAGGCTTTTGTATTGTTTCTCCTGTTTCTGGATTTACATATGGCAGTAATGTATTTGTATAACCATTATCTAATGCGTTTTTAAGAGACTGTTGACCTAATTTTGCTTTTGTTCTTTCGTATTGACCTTGTATAAACATACTTCCACCAATCAAATTATTTGCAGCTACATCACCATTTGTCTTTCTGTAGTTATCTACAACATCTAAAAAACCACCACTATCTACAGTTTCTTCTATCGCCATTCTTTGTCCTTCTGCTTGATCTTCTGCAATCTTTTCTTTTATATCCTGTTCTATTAATTTATTTAGTCCTGGATTTATTGTTGATAATGCACTAGCAAGTTGACCTATAGCATCTTGTGTATTTACAGGTGCAATCTTGCTTTGTTGTACAAAAGTATCTCTAGGTCTTGTACCAGATTTAAATTCTGTTCCTATGTAAGAGTCTGTCATGCTAATGCCTTAAGGGTTGTGTAGTCCATTAGACCTTGATTTGCTGTTTGTGCAATCGTATCTAAAAGCGTAGGTGCTTTCTGTGCATTTACATATGCTTGATTTTGTAAGTCTACTTGTTGATTTCTTCTACTATCTCTCTTGGCTTCAAATGCTTGTACATCCCTAGAATATTGCCTTGTCTGTGTTTCCATAGTTTGTGCTATTGCTTCTCTTAGGTTAGCAGCTTGGTTTTCTGCATCCTGTAATAATAAATCTATTGTAAGACCTGATCTTTCTGTTGCCCTAACTGCTGCCCTAGCTCTAATGCCTTTTATAGTAGCTGTTAGTTTTTGTTGTGCAGCACTAGCTTTTTCTTCTTTTAATCTAGCTGCTGTAGCTTCTACTTCTCTAGAAAACGCAAGATCAGCAGCTTCCGCACCTCGTCTTGCAGCTTCATATGCGTACTGTGCTTGTTGATTTGCAATTCTTCTTTGTTGTATGCCACTAAATAATTTTGTACCAAGATTTAAAGCTTGCCTTCCTAAGAATGGTTTTGCAGCAGCACCTAACCCTAAAAAACTACTACTTGCGGAAGCCACACCTAAAGGTGCAGCGATACCAGCAGCAAAAGGTATAGCACTAGCAGCACCAGCAGCAAAAAGTCCAGGTGCAGCAAATGTAGGAATTGCAGCAGCAGCACCTAAAGATGGTAATGCAGCAGCAGCACCAAAACTAAGCCCACCACCTAAACCTCCAGCAACAGCAGGTGCAGCAAAAACACACATTATACTATCCTCATAAATTCATAAAAAGGTTGTTTCTGATAACCAAACTCTTTATGTAAATTTATAAAATTAAAATTCATAGACCTTAACCACTTGATAGCATTTGTATTTTCTTTATAAACATAATTATATAAATAATCGTGGTTTTTTAATAAACTATCTACCCATTCCTTACCTTTTCTAATAAGTTGTATTCTATATTTTTTAGTTTCGTATAATTCATCTGTAGCTACAAACCATATACATTTATCTTGTGCAACACCACATAATCCCATAGGTTGATCTTTATCACCTGCAACTGTCATTGTGATACTACTATTTAAATAACTATAAGCTACTGCATCTTCTGGACTTTGACCACTTTGATAATATGCTTCTATTTTATCTATTGCCCTCATATTTTTTATAACATGATCTAAATCTTTATTATTAGACTTTCGTAAATATCCCATTAGATCCTCCTACTTCTTACATGAAACTGTGCTTCATATTCTGCACTAGCTAATTGTGTAGGTAAAAAGGTGTCATTTTTAACATCTATAGTAACTCTATCTGCTCTACTCATAACAGGAAATTTAAATGTACCTGTTTCTAAATTAATACTTCCTATAGAACTAGAAGCTGCTCCTAAAAATCTACCAGTAAACTTATGAATACTTGTATCTCTATTCTGTGGTGTGACTTCTACTTTAAAAAAACCAGTATCTTCAAATTTAAGGTAAAAGTTACGTAGTTGTAATCGACCACTAATTACTTCTCCTTGATTAGAACCACCGCTACTTTGTGTAAGTCTTTGCGTACTAAATCTATAGTGCATTTCGTATGATTCACCAATTATAAATTTACTATTTCTATAATCGCCACTAATTGTAATTGTAGAAGTAGATCCATCTGTAGCATTAGCAGTCAATAAAACTTGTCCAGGCTTTAATGTTTTTGTATTGCCTTGTGTATCTACAAATGTGCTTGTTTCTCCTGTATTAAGATACCTACCTACTACCGTCATTTTTGCTCTTAACCTATAAGGAACTGTAAATGTAGAAACATCTGTACCTGAGTTATATGAAACACTTACACCAGTAGTCGCTTCTGTAACCTTGTGATCTAAATGATATTCAAAATCTGCATAGGTTTCTCTGAAGTTTGCTTCAAATGGTATTTTTTCTAGAGTAACTTTATTTGCTTCTTCAAAAACAATAAACATATCTGTTCCAATAAAATCAATATTTTTTACACTTCTACTTGCATTAAAGGTGTATGTAGACCAGGAGTTTAATATCTTTCTATTGTTATCTCCTATTAACCATCTATTTACATACAACTTATTAGGGTTATCAGAACCTAGTAATACCAATACATCTTCATTAGTAGATACTGCAAACTTAAATATATTCGCTGGTATAAGTCTTGGTACGTGTATGGTTATGTTTGCTGCATCTTTTATTGCTGCATTTTCTTGTGTTATATACTCTCTTACACCTGCAAACTGTCCTTTATCTGTTAGATAATATATAGAACTACCAGAACCTACAGGTGCAACAAGATCACTACTCTCAAACTCTGTTGCAACTATAACGTTTGCTGATTTTGGTGTTAAAGAATCTGATGAACTGGCTAATACAAATTGCGTTTGATCTGAAAACAATATTAATTGTTCTCCCATAGTTACTGCATTTTTTAAAATTGCTACTTTTGTATGTGATGCAGCTACGTCAATAGGATCTGAATCTACAACAGTTAAAACTGTTTCTGGAAAGAAATTAAAAAACTCTGATACTCTCGATAAAACTACGTTGTCATCTGCAAGAAAACCTAATCTATTTCTAAAGAAAAATACATTATTTATATTTGTACCTATAAAAGAAGGGCTAGGTGCTGACTCTAAATCACCTACAGTTCTTTCTCCCCATTTCGGTAATGTAAAATCAGTTCCGCTAATTGTATATGTATCTCCATCTACCCTTGCAAATCTAAAGTTACCATCTGCCTGACGTATTAAAACATGCGGCATAGTACCATAATTAAATTTAAAATTTATACCAGCTTCTACAGTTTCTTCCCATTGTCCTTCTTCTAACGTGCCATCTACAGTACTGTTATTAGCTACAAATTTTACATAGTAATTATCAAAGTTTGTTGTTTCATCACCTTTTACTTCTACTACATAACCATGTGGTGAAACTGTTGGTAAATCTGTAAATCTTTGTACTGAGTCTTTAACTACAGTAAGGTGTGAATTACCTTGAGTATCAGTACCATCTATAGAAAAATTAGAACCATCATTCTTTTTGATACGTAAAACAGCACCATTTTGCGTAATCGTAAAACCAGATAGACCTGATAATCCTGTTCGTAAAGCTGTAGCAACAGTAGTCGTACTTAATGTACTATCACTTGACGTATCTTTAGTTGCTGTAGTGCCATCTACAGTAAGTGTATAAGTAGTCTTATCTGAGACTTGATTTACAAATACAACAGCTTGAGTGATATTGCCAGGAGACAAACTACTGTCCATAGCAGCAGTTACAGATGTATTTACAACAAAAGTAAAATCAGCAATCGTTACTGTTTTTATTTGATCTCTTGGATTAGATGTATTTAAATATGTTGTACCATCAGGTTTGTTTACAGTTTTTTCTGTACCGTCTAATTCATAGACTTTTACATTCCCATTACTAAATATTGCTATATATCTTTCTGTTGTGTCTCTATTAATAGTTTGTACATGAACATTACCTAATGTAGATGTGCTAATAGAAGTAACAAATTGTGAGCCACTACGTTTTGTTAATCCTTGTACTGGACTACTGTTTGCATTGTCTTGTAAATCTGCATGGTCAGCTTGTTTTGTAGCATCAGCAGCTTGTGAGATACCTCTTAATAAAGTAGGTATAGCTCTAGATACAAGTCCCATAATTACCTAATTAATGCTTTGCTTGGCATGAATGTACCAAACCTACCTGAGATCGCTGGATCTCCTGTAAGAACATTATGATCTGCAATACTAGCATCAGAATCTAACAATACTGCCCTAGCTCTTATTTCGTCTTGTTGTGTATATCCACGTAATCCATCATCACCTAAAACTCTATCTATAAATACTCTTGCAGCTTTTAAATTTATATATCTTCTAGCTGGTTCTGGTAATTCATCAAATGCTAAAAAATATACTATTTCAGCTTTTAGATCTTCTGTAAAAGAAAATGTATGATTTTTTCTATCGTATAATTTTAGTCCTCTTTGAACAGGATCTATATCAGGATGATTTGCAACGCTTACATCTACACGTAAAGCACTTGTTGGTAACGCAATACTATTACCTGCATCCCTAGTAAGAACTACATCATATTCATAATTAAATGACCACCCTTCACTTTGTATTTCTTTACTAGCTTCATTAAGAAAACTTTGTGCTTGTCTTGCATCAACTGGTAACGTGCCTGCAAGAGAGTTTATAGGTGCTTCTCCTACCGCACTTAACATTACGTTAATAGCTTCTAATTCTGTCGTAGCTGCTACTGTCATCTTTTTTTAGCAGTCTTAGCCGCTCTCTTAAAGTTTGCTGCTGTTGGAGAACCTTTACTACCTGGCTTTCTCATTTTTTCACCACTTCCAGCTTTTATACGCTTTCTTTTTGCATGGATGTTTGCATATAAACCAAGTTTCTTTTTAGGCATGGCTACATTTTTTTAGATTTTTTAGTAGTTTTTTTCTTTTTAGCAGTAGTTTTTGCTTTCTTAGGTCTACCTACTTTACTTCCGTAAGTGCCTTTGCCCATCGGTGACATAAAAAAAAGGGTATCTAATAATAGAATACCCCATTTTAACCATTTAGGTAGATTATGAAGCAGACAATTTAATTGTTGCTGCTGCTTCTGGTCTTAGGATTCCATGACCAAGAGCATACTTAGCAACCATTAATGTACCTTGATACATCAATCCATAGTCAGAACCAGAGATTTCAGTAGTCATGTCCATTAACTTAACAGTACCTACAGCCGACTTATGGAAAACTAAACCAATAGTTTTACTGTCATCACCTGCATAACTGTTGTTTGTACCAGTAACTTCAGAACCTACGTTTGATTGAGGAACGTTGTTGCTCATCATTACAGGCATACCAGCAATTTGCTGAACTCTACCTGATGCAAATGAACCGTTACCGCCTGGGTTGAAGTCAACGTCTATTGTTCTAGTTGCTGACTCTGCAAGTTTGTAATACTCAGCAGGTGGTAAAACTACAAATCTATCTGTAGTAGGAATGTCTCTCTCATCAAATGTTTGAGCAATGTCGTAGATAGCTGCTGCTAACTCATCACCAGTAACGTTCGCTGACGCAGTATTACCAGAAGCAAGAGTTAGAACAACACCTCCGTTACCACCACTAAGAGTAGTAGAAGCTCTAGAAGCGTTACAAATAACCTTTGCAACGTTCTGATCGTATGTTCGGGCTAAAGCCTTTCCCAATTCGGAACTATAGGTTTGTCTAACATCATAGTGGTTCTTGAGACTATCGATGTCTGCCACAAAAGCCTGTGATATCAATAGATCATCAATATTTATGATCTTTTCATTAGCTTTGATTTGGTTTGCTCCAACCAAAGGTGTGCCAACGGTATGATAAGCCGCAGTCGCAGTTCCTAATACAGGAAATTGGGCAGATTTTCCGCTTTCGATTTGGCGAACTGTGTGCATCGCTTCGTTGAAAATATTATTTTCAGCAAACGAAGTTAGGATCTCACCCGAAAACGTTTTAAGAAACAGAGCATCAAAGCCTGTTCCACTATTGTTTACAAGACCGAGCCTTGAAACGGTGGCATTAGCCATTTTTCTAGTAATAGTAAAGGTTTACAGACTTCTTATCCATGACGTAAAAGTGTTGTCAGACGTATCTGGCACTTTTAACTTACAAATTAACTCCGCTAAAAGTCAAAATGGAAGTGAAGTTAATTAAAGTATAACAAAATTAGTTTATTTTTTCCATTTGTCTAGTCATCATAGACATAGTGATATAAAGAGGTGCTAATGCACAAATCCCTGCAAAAGTTATTATGGTGACAGGCACTAAGGCTTTAGCAAAAGCTTCTCTCATAATATGGACGAAATAATTTATCCAACCTTACCAGATGCAAATGATATACTCAATCCACCTAAAACAATTTTTTATCCACCTGTAGCGGAAGTACCTTATCTAGACCCAGTTCTTTTACCGAGTCTGGAACAAGTTCAATCGGGTTTGGCAGAAGAGAAGGCAGATACTTCTTCAAAAGAAAAGGAGCAAGACGAGGAAGTAACAGGTATAAAGCAAGAAGTGATACCAACGAACCTCCCACAAAACTTAGAAAATACTTCATTAGAAACTGTAGGTACTTTTAATGTACCATTTTTCGGTGAAATGCCAATTCCAGCACCAGAAGTTATAGCCAGTTCAGTTATAGCAGCAGGTACAGCAAGTATTGTCAGCGTTGGGGGTGGTATTGCTATGCAAGCAGTACTAGGTCAAATCAAGAAGATATTTAAAAAGATATTTACTAAGGTTCTGAAGAAAGAGGTGAAGGATTTCCAAACAAAGAAGGATTAGCTTTTACATAACTTCTTATATTTATTACGTCATTGCAGATATAAGCATACTTCGACTTAGGATTAATCATATAACCAGCAGCGTGAAGTTGTGAACACTTTAAAACTCTCACTAATTGCTTATCATGGACTTGCTTGTCTAGTTCTTCTATGGCTAAGTCTAGCTTTACTTTGGCTAACTCCGAACACGTTTCGTTATTAGTTCCTAAAGGAACCATGAACGACATCTGAAATCCCCAACCTTCATTGATACTATAAGTTTCGCTACTAGGATTCTCTGCATCATTACCTGTATAGAAAGGAGTAAATGCCATAGTTGGTTGGCTACATACTAGATTTCCAAACTGCAACTTACCTGTCATTCCATTATTAACATTCATATTCTGATTGATAATACTAGAATTACCAATCGCATTTGGTTGAGCCTGTACGTTTGTATCGCCTTCGGCTCTTACCGAATTACTGACTAAACACAGACAAGCTAGTGATAACGCTTGTAGTCGAAATCGCATCATTCTGTGTAATTTGTTCAATCTTTTGGCTGGCTGCTCTAGTAGTTACTGAAAGTGACCAATCAGCAGTATCGCTTTTAGGAGTAAAGATTGCATCCGCATGAGCTATACCACCACTAGAAGCACTTGTGACAGCAATGTTAGATGCTTCCCAAGTATTTAAAGCAGATCCATATTTTTCTGTCACTATGGTACGAGTTATAGTCTGAGTAGTATTCTCAGTTCTATTAGATGAGCCAGTAGTCCAAGTAGGAGTTCCATTGGCATAACAAGGTGCAGCTATAAATAAACCTAGTAATAAAAGTTTCTTCATTTTTTCTCCTGTTTAGGATCTACTATTAATCTTATAGGTGTATCTATTCTAACTAGCTGTGTATTACCTAACACTTCTTGCAACTCGGCCTTTACACTCTTACCATTTTTAGCATTACCATTCTCCTTTCCTTTCTGTGTAATAGATGCTCCGAAAGAACTAGCAAGCCCCACAAAGACCGAAGCTATAAATGTCGGGTCAATTTTTTGTTGTGGTATTCCTAGCTTTGACAGATCTAAGTACGATAATGACAACATCGCAGTAGCCCACAGTAATAACGTTAATCTTACAGCTAGAGATACAAACTCAAACTGCTCCTCACGATCTGGAACTGCTTCTTGCAATTTAAACCAGACTCCTTTTTTATTTTCTTTTGGTTGTTCTGCCATAAAAACGTAAAACTCTTGTCTAATACTAGCAAGTTAGCTATGTTTGGGAAGTAACACACAAAACTATGCTAAAAATACTAAAACCAGTATTACTAAAGTTCTTCACTACGACTGCTGTGAAGAGGTTAGTGGTGGACTTGCTTCGAGCAATATGTAAACAGACCTCAAATACATTGGATGACAAAGCTGTAGATATGTTGGAGCAGCAACTTTTCCCAAAACTAAACTAATATGAACCATAAAGAATTTTTTGATATTCTTATTGGTAATCCTCCTCCCGAAGTAGAGCTTGAAATAGAAATAAAATGCAGAGAGGTAAAAGAATTACCTGAT